GCCGTTCAAGAGTAAGGCCCAGCAACGGGCGGCCTTCGGCGGGTATCTGGGTCCTGAGATGAAAGCCAAGGCGGACACCTGGGCGCACGAGACACCGAACCTGAAGCGACTCCCTGAGCATGTGCGGACGCGCGAGGCGGTGCACGCGTTGAAGACGCGGGCGCACAAGGGCCGGTAGCGCGTGGCCAAGGGCGCGATCGTCTCGGCGAATTCTTCGGGAGTCGTCCGACTTCTGCACAATCCCTACCAACTGGCGTTTCTCGAGGCCTTGCGGAAGCGGCTGCCGTCGGGGCGGCGGGCGTTTCATCGGCTCGAGGTGATGGCCGGTCGACGCGGGGGGAAGACGAAGATTGGCGGGGTGGCGACGGCGGAGGAGTTGACGCATCCCGACTGCCTGGGCTGGGCGTGTGCGCCCTCGTATCCCGAACTGATCGACTACGTGATGCCGTCCGTGTTTCAAGCGGTGCCGAACGACTGGATTCTCGATTGGAGCAAGAGCGAGTACACGTTGAAGTTGCGGGGCGCGTCGATGCTGCAGTTTCGGAGTCTGGACGATCCGGAGCGTGGGCGCGGGCCTGGGCTTGACTTCTTGTGGATCGACGAAGCGCGCAAGGTGGTGGAGAAGGCGTGGGACACGATCCTGCCGGCGCTGCTCGACAAGCGTGGCGCGGCCTTCCTCACGACGACGCCGAATGGGCCGGACTGGTGCTATCACCGATTGATGCGGAAGGCGATGGCGGGGGTGCCGGGGTACTGGGCGGTGAAGTATCGGACGATCGACAATCCGGTGATCGATCGGGCGGAGGTCGAACAGATGCGGCGGGATATGGACCCGCTGTTTTTTCAACAGGAGTTCGAGGCGGACATCGTGAATTTCACGGGGTCGATCTACGGGCAGTTGGTCGATCCGCTGGTGGTGGAGACGGAGGCGGAGATTCGGGCGGTGTGGCCGGAGTATCCCGCGCGCCATCCGACGCGGCGTGCGATCGTGGGGTTGGATCCGGGCGCCGATCATCCCTTCGGGGCCATCGTGTTGATGGAGACGGAGGCGGGGCTGGTGGTGGTGGGCGAGTATCTGGAGCGCAACAAAGCCGCGCTCGATCATGCCGGCGCCATCCGATCGGTGGTGGCGCCGTTGACGCCGGACCAGTGGGCGATCGACAAGTCGCAGCGGCAGATGATGATCGAGTTCCAGCAGTACGGCATTCTGACGACGCCCGCGCCGAACGATGTGGTGGCGGGGATTCAGCGCGTGCAGTCGTGGTTGCGGGCCCGTCGGATCTATTTTCCGAAGCCGGTCTGTCCGAAGCTTATCGACCACCTCCGCGCCTATCGCTGGGCTGAGAACGTGGGACTCGATGGCCAGCAGCGACGCGAGCGCGTCATCAAGATCGACGACGATCTGGTGGATCCGTTGCGGTACGCGTTGATGGTGTGGCCGCATCATCCGACGGATCTGTCGATGTTCGAGGAGTCGCGCATGGAGGTGCCGGCGCGGCTGAAGGACATGCCGGAGTATGTGCAGTGGGCGACCGATCGGGAGCGGCGGTGCAACGATCCGGAGGCCGTCAACGAGGACGCGATCATGTTTGGTCTTGACGCGGAGACGCAAGCGGAGCATCCTTTGGGAGATTTCTGGGCGTGAGGGCGACATGAACTGGTTCCGACCGCGACGCGTGACTCCCTCGAAACTCGATCTGGTCCTGCAGGCCTCAGTGACGGCTCGTGCTGATGCAGAAATGATGGGCCGGCTCTATGGCGAGTTGGTCGCTGTCCGTCAAGAGTTGGCGACGGCGAAAGCGAGTTTGGACTGGCTCTCACAGCTCGTGACGCAACTGCAGACGGAACGCGCGCTCTTTCTCGAGCGGTTGATTGAATTGCGGATTCCGACGCCGCGCGTGTCCGCGTCGTGGCCGGAACGTGAGGACGATCGGAGCGCGCGGGTCGGGATGGCGCCGCCGGTCTCTGAGACTCCGGGAGACGCGTTCCAGTCCCTCGCCGCGGTCTTCGGCGCGTCCTTCGACGACATGGGCGATGAGGCGGCGGCACACGCCGGGGTGGCGCAAGATCCCGTGACCGGAGCCGTGATGTACACGAAGTAGGGACGATGCCCAGTTCCCCATTCGATCCGACGGCGCTCGTGCCGCAGAGCCAGCCCCCCGACACCAGCGGGATGCCTCCCGCGATTGACCAACAGATTCTCGACGTGCTCTCTGGGGCGTCCTCGCGTGGGCGCGTCGATCGGTACGCCGACGACAAAGCGCTCCTGAAACTGTTTGAGGAGAAAAAGAAAGACGCGTTTGACCAGCGGTGGGTGTACGAACGGAGCTGGTGGCGCAACCTGCTCTATCTACTCGGCCGGCACTGGATTTACTGGGACGTGTCGCGCGGGCAGTGGATGGACAAGCGGATGGCGAAGTGGATTCCGCGGCCCGTGACGAACAAGATCGCGGAAGTGCAGGAGACCATCCTGTCGGTTTTCGAGGCCGTGAACCTCGGTGCGAGCGTGCGGCCCCAAGGGCAACGCCCGGAGGATATGACTACGGCCGAAATTGCCGATCGGCTGGAACCCGCCATCGCCGACGAACACGACATGAAGCTCACGATGCGCCTCGCGGACTTCTGGATGATCGCGACGGGCAACGTGTTTCTCTCGCCCTGGTGGGACAAGACGGCGGAGACGTCGTACGTGTTGCCGCGCTTCTACGAGTGCGCGACGTGTCTCGCGGTCAGTAGCAGCTCGGAACTGATGGCGGCGCGTGGCCTGTGCCCGCGGTGTCAGACGCCGAACCCGGACGCGCAGTCGATGTCGGTGCTGGGGCAGATCGGGCGTGGGCGTACGGACGTCTGTTCGCCGTGGGAAATTCTGGTGCCGCCGGGGTATGGCGAATTCCCGCTGATGCCGTACGTCATTCGCCAGCGGTGGCGGACGAAGGCCTGGTACGAGTCCGCGCATCCGGATCTGGCCAAGACGCTGCGGTTCAGCACGTCGACGACCGATCGATCACTCGCCCTCTTGAAGTCGCTGGCGGCGCAGAGTGACGTCGGCACGAATCCGATGGCGATGTTGGGGAGTGCGAGCGAGCAATCCGAGGGCATCGCGGAGTACGAGTTGTCGCTGAAGCCGTGTCGGGAGTATCCCGACGGGTTGTTTCTGCGCGTGGCGGGCGATACGACGCCGACGATCGTCCGCGACGCGACGCAGGGGTTGCCAGGGCCGCTGCCGTACACGACGACGGACGGGAATCCGCTCTTCACCTGGGTGCACATTCCGTACGAACGCTTCGGCGGTCGCATCTGGGGTCGGTCTCCGCACGATCGGATCATCCACAAGAACGACCAGCTCAATCAGACCGACTCGCTGGTGCAGCTCATCATTCAACGCATGTCGAATCCGGTGTGGCTGGAACCGAAGGGGTCAGAAGTCAAGAAGTTCACGGGCGAACCCGGGCTCGTCGTCAAGTACAACCCGCTGTTGGCCGCTGGGAACGCGAAGCCCGAGCGCATCGAAGGGTCGAACGTGCCCCACAGCGTCATCGCGTGGCGCCAGCAGCAGTTGATTGACATCGAAACACTCTCGGGCACGACGGATGCCCTCAAAGGGGCCCGGCCGGCCGGGGTCGAGGCCTTTTCGGCGATGCAACTGCTCGTGGAGCGGGCCCAGAGCCGCTTTGCGATGGTCCTGAGCGAGCGCGGCATGGGGTATCGGCAGTGGTACAAGATCGCGCTCGAGATCGAACGCGCGTACGGCCCCGAGGAGCGGTTTTTCGCGGTCATGGGCCCGAATGGGACGTGGCAGAACCAGATTTTCAAGCAATCAGACCTCACGGGGTCCGTGCAGGTCATTGTCGAAGACGGATCGCAGGCGCCGAAGACGAATCTCGGCAAACGGGCGTCGATTCAGCAACTCCAGCAGATGGGGATCGTCAATCCAAAGGATCCGGACCAGGCGTACACGATTCTGAAGATCTACGGGGAAACGGAACTGATGCCGGTCCTCGATCTCGACGTGAAGTCGGCGTTGCAGGAACAGGACGCCTTCGAGCGGTGGTCGCAGTCGGCCGAGTCGATGATGGCCGCGCAGCAGCAGGGGATGATGTCGCAGGCGTATGCGACGGTCGCGGATCCGACGACGGGTCAGCCGATGCAGGCCCCGCCGATGGAGACGCCGTTCGTGCGGAAGCCCTGGCAGAACGATCCGGTGCATCTCTCGGAACATCGGAAGTGGGCGCTCAGCGACACGGCGACCCAACTGTTTGCGCAGCGTCCCGAACTCGAAGCGCCGTTTGCGGCGCACCTGGCCGAGCACGAGACACAGGCGATGTTGCAGAGTACCGGGATGCCGCGCTTTGGCGGCGCCGTCCCGATGCTGCCGGGGCCCGGACAGGAACCTGGGCATGGGCCTGGTGCGGGTCAAGCGTTGTCGAACTCGACTCGCGAATCGGGAAATCCAGCGGACGTCAAAGAAGTTGCGCAGGGGACGGAGAATATCCCGCGCGCTTGACAGATAGGCGGAGACACGTCATGCTCCCGCCGAGTACTCCAGCGCGGAACTGACCGCGCGGCGCGAATCAAGGGTTCTTGGTGGAACCACCCACCGGCGCCGAACCAAAGGTAGGAGCGACGATCATGACAGAACCAGAGTGGCCGAATTTTTCTGCGGGTCTTGACGACGGGCTGGAGCCCGCCTTGGAGACGCCGGCCGCCGCAGAACCCACCGGCATTCCCCCGGTGGCCGACGTTCCTGTCGTCCCGACGACGGCAGCCGCGGCTGCGGCCGAGATGCTGCCGAAGTATCGGTTCGACGAAATCAACACCAGGTACGAGCGTTCGGAACAACGCGTGTCGCAGCTCATGCAGATCATCGCGGATCTGCGGGCCGCGAAACCCGTGGCAGGCCCAGCCGCGCCACAGGAACCCGAGACCATCGACGAGGATGCCCAGCGCATCCGTGCACAGCTCCTGCGCGTCTACCCCGAGCTGAAGATGCTGGAGGAGTTCAAGCGACTCGTTCCGCATCTGCCGCAGCTCGAGACCGTGGCACAGCAAGCGCCGGAGCAAGCGCGCGAGCGGGCGGCCTACTACACCCAACTGGCCGATACGACCCTCGGGGCCGCGACCAAGGCGGTGTTCGAGGCGATGGGGATGAAGGACGTCAAGCCCGATTCCCCCTGGAATCAGATTGTGCGCGAACGATTTTCCGCGTGGGTGAGTGCCGACGAGGGACGTAGTTCACGCTACAGCGCACAGGATCGGGATCTCGTCACGGAGTTCTCGACCTGGTTCCAAACGGCCGTCGTCGATCCCGCGCGTGCGCAAGCGCGCGTGCAGCAACGGCGCGAGGCGGTCGCG